CTTATGTGGTCGGCAAGCTGTTCTTGCAGCTTGAAAAACTGAGAAAGCTGGACAACGATGTCTGCCATGACTTGGGTTTCGTCAACGGCAACGTAGGCTTCCTTCTTTTTCGCCACAGGCTTGGCTTGGGCGGCGGGTGCTGTTCCGAAGAGCTTTGCCCAGAATCCTCTGACTGCTTTGACATCTGAAGCAACTTCATCAACAGTCTTCTTGATCTCCATGAAAGACGTTTTAGCGTCTTTGTACAGCTTACACCCCTGCTTAATAGCAGCGACACAGGCATTGGCGGCAAAGAGGATGCTGAGTGGGTCAATTTCATTTCACCGTTAAGCGGTACGTTGCCACATATACACGGAGATATACGGCGAGATTGTGTTTGCTGCTGTACCAGAACCCGTGCTATTTGTAGTTGTAATACCTGTTGAGGCTGTAACAGTTGTTAGGTTATTTGGAGTAATTGCAAAATAAGGATCGCCGCCAGTGCCAGCGTAAGCAACATTTACTGATGGGTTTCTACCTGCATAAGCATGATCATGGCTTGGGTCAGTAATTGAGTGGCTATGGCTTGGTAAGTTAGCAGTAATTAATGTTGTTGTTGCCGAACCACCTGTTGTACCAGCAGGGTAAGTAGCATCTTGGCTAATTAACATTCGACCAGAACCAAACGCAGTCCATGTGCCAAAACCAAGCAGTGTGCCGGGGTTGGTTGCCACTGTTGCGTTTGTGTAAATTGACCCGACTGGAAACAATAAATTGCCAACCAATGCTGTGATTGCCGCCGCTGTAGTAACTCCAGTACCTCCATTGGCAACAGGCAAAGTTCCTGTAACGTCAGTAGTCAGTACCGCTTGGGCAAATGAAGTGTTTGTACCGTCTGATTTAAGCAGTCGGTTGGCTGTCTGTGCTGGAGCCAGCGCATTGAACGCGGCGTTGGCTGTGGTTTGTCCTGTACCACCGTTGACAATAGCAAGTGTGGTTGTTAAACCTTGGGCTTGGATGCCGTTAAAGTTTGTCCCGTCTGACCACACCATGACCTTACAGTTAGACGGAATAACAATCCCAGAACCGGCAGGAGTTGTGTTGCCAATTACCGTAGAGTTGTACAGGGTGATTGTGAAGCTGGTGTTGTTCCAAATGATGTATTGTTTAGATACTGGCGGAGCAAAAATGTCTGTTGCCGCAGAAGCGCCGTTAAATTTTAAAATAGCGTAGATGGACTGGTTAAGCGCCGCAGTGGACGTTGGCCCGTTTACATAGGTCAAAACTTGCCCAGTGGAGGTAATGGCTACAGTGTTAATCCCCGCAATTGCAGTATCAAAAATGTAAGCAAAGTTGTTGTCGGTAGTGGTTCCCCATGTACCGGCTTGGTCGCCAGAGCCAATAAGCTCGACCCGAAGGCTGCTGGAATATGTACTGCTCATGGTGTTTCTCCTTGTGACTCGTTGATTTTGTTCATACTATTCCCAATGCTTGTTTGAGTTTTGCCAACTCAGCAGGGTCAGCAAGAATCATATCGGTCAATGATTTAGATGCTGGCATTTCAATAACTTCGGGTAGATTTGAGTTTGTAAATATGCCATTAGCATAAGTCCAGCCAATGCTTGCTTCATCTGTTTTAATAGCAATATGTCCATCATCGAAGCCAGCAGGGGGATTGGTGGGTTGTTCTTCATACTCAATGGTATTTACAACAATCCCATCTTTAATAATTGCATATCGTTCCATGTTATATCCTTAAAAGTATGCGGTAATGTAAATTACACCAGAGCCACCGGCTGCACCAGCGCGGACACCAGTTCCAGTTCCAGCCGTACCACCAGTACCAGCAGCACCTACAGCATATGAATAACTTGCAGATGGTGAAGTTATAATCGCATCAATAAAACCGCCAGCACCGCCGCCAGCAGCAGCAAAACTTCCCGCAAAAGACGCGCCACCACCGCCTCCACCCGTATTTGGTTGCCCTGTTGAGGGTGACGCATTTGGTTGCCCTGCATTGTCCCCGCCGCCACATCCCCCATTGCCACCAAGGGCAGATGAGCCGCCCATGCCACCGGCAAGATTGTTAGCCGAACCTGCGTCTGGGCCGCCTCCCTTACCCCCACTAACTGCTAAACCAGAGCCAACCGTAATGGTTGCGGAACCCCCATCACCGCCAGCACCGTTATCAATACCGCCAGTGCCGCCGTTGCAAGTTAATGTGGATGTACCAAATGTGGTTGTACCGCCTGTACCGCCTGTACCGCCGCCTGCTCCAGAACCGCCGCCACCGCCACCGCCACCAACCATTTGGATTTGCAACCATTTTGCACCGGATGGAGTTGTGTATGTGCCTGAACCACTTGTGTAAACAGTTACTGAAGGCGCTGCGATGGTTGTCCAAGTGGGTGGAGCATCCCCTGCCGAAGTCAAAAACTGCCCTGATGTTCCGTATGCCGTTCCTGTTGCGCCAAACGATACACCCCCTGCTGCGGTGACACGTATTCTTTCTGTAGCAACGGTGCTAATGCATACTGTATCTAATGCAATGCTCCCAATACCTGTGTAGGTAGCAGAAGCGGCTTCGGCTGCTAAAAAGCGAATGCCTCCATACATACTCAGCTTTGGAGCACTTCCGGGTATAATTCCACCAATCCCCACGTTACCGCTGGCGTTTACCACCGCCCTCTGCGTTCCGCCTGTAGAAATTGCAACTTGGTCAGCGGCAGGGAAGAAGATACCTGTGTTTGCATCTGTTCCCCTGATAGCAGGGGTTGCGGCAGTACCATCAATATCGGAGAGGCCGTCTGTGCCGGAAAGAATTAGTGACATGGTTATGCTCCTTGAGGCGTTGCCGCTTTGTCTTTTGCGAGTTGCCATGCTTCAATTGCCGCTTGATATGGTGCAATAGAATCAATGGGCTGATTTTGCGTGATGCGCCCCCTACTGTCTTTAATCTCAACTTCACCTTCCGTGTCAAACCACTGGATTGCGTGGACGTTGGCGCTTATAGAACTTAAATCAAGTTTGTCAAAGCCCTCTCCGTCTACAGACACATAACCGTCAGTCGGAATAATTGTTACTCGCATTATTGAACTCCAATTGATTTGTTTGTAGCCGCTATCAAAATCTGCTGACTTGCTTCGTTGGTTTTAACCATTTCATTTCTAAATGATTCAACTGCCGCGCCCGTCTGACGACTCATCTGCGCATTTTCAATTAACAGAATTGGCATCCACGATATGGCGCACCCCCACTCGTCCATCTCTGCCCCAGTATTGGGATTGTGACCACGAATTTGGGTAAACCAAGCGCACTCTAACTCTTTGCATGGCTCAAAGTTATGCAATGGGCAATTTGTTTTAGATGTAATTTTCATTAGTTTTTCGTCGCAATAATTACGTCAACGTACTGCACCGCTAAGTTAATGGCTGTACCAGTAAACGTACCACCTGAGTGGTCGTGTGAGCCACCGCCACCTGCCGCACCCGTGTTTGGCCCGTAATAAGTTGAGGTTGGAGTTCCAGAATTTGCCAAAGTAGTGGTTCCACAGAATAGATTTGGGGTTCCTGTCACAGCCGCACCCCAAAGAACAACGGCGGGAGCAGTATGAGAATGGCTAGGAATTTGTGCAGTAGAAAGAGTTGTAGCGCCCGATGTTCCAACAGAACCCGCTACCGCTTGTGAAGCAAATGCAGTGGTAAATGCAACAGAGCCACCAGTGGTTACCGAGCCACTTACAACACGCAACGCCTTGTTATCGTGCGTAGTAGATTTTGTCCACCCAGTAGGGGCTGTTGTTTGCTGAAATAAAAGCGCAGTGCCAGATGGAAAAACACCAATGGGCGGGTTTGCAAACGTAACAACTTGAGCCGCTGAAATAGTAACCGCAGCAGTCCCAGAAGTTTGAAGCTCCAACACGCCGCTGCTATCAGAACTATATTTAAGCCCTGCTGAACCGCTTACTACGCCGTTGTCTGCGTTGATTGTGGTGGTCATTATTGTGTTACCTCATCTGCGGGTAGTGGTGTGTTGCCCTCTGCAAGCCACTTTAGGTAGGCTTGGTAGTCGGTGTTGTCGGGGTCAAAAGGTATGCAAGCGCCATCCGACAAACGAATGACGCTTGTTTGATTGCCCATGTATGTTGGTGATAGCTTGTACATTTATAACTCCGCAGAAAGTTGAGTGCCTGTATTAGCAATTGCAACAGGTTGATATGTTGACCTACCAGTAAGACCAGCAACAGACATTCCCGTTCTAGTTAGTGATGAACCACCGCCAGTTATACCTTGAGAAGTTGCGTTTTGTGCGCCACCAACAATATCAATTGAAATGTTTACACCTGATGCTTGAGATAAAGTTGCGTTTGCCCTCATTGATACCGCATGAACAAGTGTCAAAAGTGCGTCACTAGCCGAATATGTTGCTCCCCATGTTCCTTGAAAATCTTTTTGAAAGTACCGCTGACACAAAGCCAACTCAGTCCCATAAGGTCTGTAATCAAAGCTCGTTGCTGTTGAGCCTTTTTCTAGCTGTACGCCTGTGACATACCAAGTAGCGCCGTTTGTGCTTATCACTTGTGTTGCACCTGTTGCACTTAGGTATAAACTTCCTGCCCAAGCACCCGCAGGGCCGCTGTATGTTGAACCCATTGCAAGTGTAAAATCAACAACTGCTGATGACCCGTTAGTTGCGCCTATCCAAGTGCCGGATTGATCGCCAACGATAGTTACTGATTTTTGTTCCCAAGTATTTGCCGCAGATATTGTGTAAGTAAATGGATAGCATCTAGGAGAGCCGCCGTTACTATTCCACAAACAACCACCAAAAGTTCCTGTCAATGAACTACGCACCCAAAATGATATTGTTACCGTTTTGGCGCTAGCAGTGCCAAATTCAAAATCAGCAAAATTAAAACCTTCTATTACTTGACGAATTATTGCATATTGTGTTGCGCCAATACTAGCATCCGCAGTTGTAACAGTTACTTTAAGTGAGTTGTTGAATCCCGCCGGAGCAGAAGAATCTTGCTGAACTGAAAATACACCATCACTTCCATCAATACATTTCCAACGATCTAAAGTGTAAACTTCAACGCCGTCTACACTGACACTCGCCCCCGCATTCCTTTGGTCAATCACCATTGCACCATTTATGATGCGGTTTCTAAAGCCCATCCCCATACCCAAACCAGCGCCACCAATACTAGGCGCACCAGTCATCAGGATAGTGTCTGTGCTTGCGTCACCCAGCGTAGTGTTGCCGTTGACTGTAAGGTTGCCTGTTGTGGTTTGATTGCCAGACAAAGAAACCGCACCCGCAAACGTCACCGCTTGGCTTGCGTCAATCGTTAATGCCGTAGTAGGCGTAGCACCCGTTTGGAACACCAACGTGCCTGTGGTATCTGCTACCACTTGGTATGCAGTTGTTGTCGTGGTTGATGACTTGATCGTACTCATATGATTACGTGCCTTTGTCCTGATGCAATAGTGATCGTCACGCCGCTTGCAATTGTCAACGGGCCAACAGTGAAGCCATTCTGTCCTGTGGCAATTGTTCCGCTTACCGTGGCAGTATCTGCGTTAAGAAGTACTGCGCCAATACCACCACCAATACCGTTAGCTGTGAACTCTGCTGGGTAGGTGACAAACACATCTTTTGTACCAGCACTAAAATTAAGCGCTGAAGGCTGTGTAGCCGAACTGTTTGATATAACTGTGGTTCTGGCAAGAGTTGTACCGGATGTTGAGTACGTACCAATTCCAACTTCCCATTCATTACCCGTCTGACCAGCAATCGTGTAATAGGTAGTGTTGGTGTTCCCAATGACGGCAAAAG